CTTAAAAACCTAGTCGCAAGGCAAGATGACCTCATAGCTCAGATGCTAGATGAGTTAAAGCAAGAGCAAAATAAAACAGGCAAGTTAGGTCAAGAGTTAGAAGATCTGGAAGATGAGATCGACAGTTGGAAAGAGATTGTTAAGACCATTATGGAGGTGGTATGAACGATCAAGCAGATTTTGCACCAGAGATAAGGCGTTCCGCCATATGGTCAGGTGATAGCCGTAAGGTCGCTAATGGCAAGATGGTAGATGTCATCCTAGAAAAGCAAGGTAAGAAGGAGTTAAAAGATCTCTCAGGCGTGGAAGCAGTGCAGATGGGTCATGTCATGCAACCTTTGATTGGAAAGCTGGCTCAAGATCGTTTAAAGATGGAGTTAAAAGATGCTGATTACTCGATTACCCATTCAAAGCATACTTGGTTTAAATCTCATTTTGATTTCATTAGTGCTGATGGTGGTGTGCTTGTTGAAGCTAAAAACTACAACGCAGCAGTTCGCTCTAAGTTTGATCCCGACACTAATCGGATTCCTGATGCTGATTACGCACAACTTGTCCACGAAGCTGCTTGCCACAATGTTAATCGGATCTTTTTGGCTGTTTTATTTGGTGGTCAAGAGTTTCATACATTTGAGTTCTTTATTTCAGATCAGGAAAAAGATGATCTCATACAGAAAATGGCTACAGTTTGGGGTCATTGCCAAGCGGGTACGCTTCCGCCAGCAGAAACCATTGAGCAAACTAAGATCATTTACCCGTCATCCTCTACTGCGGTGGTTACGGCTACACAGCAAGTTGAGTTGGCTATCGCTCAGTTACGGGATGTCAAGAATCAGATTAAACACCTTGAAGCTACTGAGGAGCAAATTGAAGTCGCTGTCCGTAATCTTATGGGAGAGTGCCAGGAGATTAGAACAGTGGATGGACAGACATTAGTTTCTTGGAAGTCCTCTAAAAGCTCTAAGAAGTTCTCAGCATCACTGTTTCAGAGTGCCATGCCTGATATTTACGATCAGTTCGTAGTAGAAACAATGGGCAGTAGGAGGTTCTTAGTCAAATGAATAATTTAGATAAATTTATTGAAGCTGGTTCTTTACTAGGAATATTTATTTCAGTTTGGTTAGCTATTTTTGTATTAAGTGTTGTTTTAATCAAACTTATTATAGGAGTGCCTATTAAATGAACTCGATTGAAATGTTAAAAGAAGTAATTAACGGTCTTGACAATGTTATTACAGATACCGAAAAAAATGATGGTCTGGTTTGGCTTGCCAAAGAGGTTAAAAAGGATTTATTAAATGTTATTAAATCCATTCAGCGTGAACAAGGAAGAATCGCATGAATCAAATTGATATAGCAATATATGTAATGGCTGCATCCTCAGTCATCGACACAATCCTAACTTTAGCGGAGAAATTTACATGAGCAATATCGTTAGTTTTAACGAGATGGAGCAGATGGCACAAGCAATAGCCAAGTCTGGTCTATTTGGTATGAAGGACACCAACAGCGTTCTAGCGTTGATGGCGGTAGCACAGGCGGAAGGTTTACATCCTGCAACTGCAGCTCGTGACTTTCACATCATCCAGGGCAGACCAGCATTAAAAGCTGATGCGATGCTTGCCCGTTTCCAAAATGCAGGTGGCAAAGTCGAATGGAAGGAATACACAGATGAGCAAGTTACAGGAGTTTTTTCACATCCCAACGGGGGTAACCTTGCGGTTACATGGACCATTGGACAAGCTACCAAAATTGGTCTTGTTAAACCAGGAAGCGGATGGCAAAAGTTTCCCAGAGCGATGCTCAGAAGCCGTTGTATTTCAGAGGGGATTAGATCAGTTTTCCCTGGATCTGTTACGGGGTTCTACTCGCCAGATGAAGTCGAAAACTTCGAAACCCAGACCGTCAAGCCTACCGTATTAAAAGACATGGGATCAGTCATTCCTAGCGTAGTGGATCTTTCCGCTATTCCTGATGACATCCCAGATATGGCATTGCCGATGTATGTTCCTGGTAATGATGTTCCGTATGCGCATTATGTTTGTAAAGATGATTGGATTGATGGTTTCGCAGAGATGCACGCCAAGATCCATGAATCTACCAAGATGACAGCAGAGGAAAAATTCACCAAGATAAAGGCGTTTAGAGATGTCAATGAAGCCTATACAAAAACATTTGACGGCAATACTACAGCAAAGTTTTTATCAAAACTCCAAGCAATTAGAAAGGAAATCAACAATGGCTAATGGTCATATCGCCCAGATGGGCAAAGGTGTTTTATTTCAAAATGAGAAAAAACACGAAAAATCACCTGATTGGAAAGGCACTCTATTGCTTTCTGAGGACTACAAAGCAGGACAAACACTCAAGATTGCTGGCTGGACTAAGCAAACCCCTAAAGGTAGTTTGATTAGCTTGTCTGAGGATAACTGGAAGCCTGATACTGGTGGCACTTATCCAAAAGAAGTTAATCGAGTTCAAGACGGAGATGTACCCTTTTAATGGTTGTTTTAAATTTACCTTACCCTCCCAGTATCAATAACTACTGGATCGCTTCAGGAAACAGACGGTTTATCTCTAAGCGGGGTAGGGAATTTAAAAATGCAGTCGCAGAGTATTGCGCTGAGTTCAGAGTTCCTAAATTTGGCGATAAACAAGTTTGGGTAGATATTTTTCTCTATCCACGCTCTAAAAAGCTCATGGATGTTGATAACTGCATAAAACCAATATTAGATGCCTTGCAAGATGCTGGTGTATTTGATGATGATGTTCAAGTTCACTGGGTTCGCATTGAGCGAGGTATGGTTAAAAAGAACGGTGGTTGTTTAGTCATGATTGATTATTTGGAAGAATCACCAGCTCAAGGGGAATCTGGCGTGAATTAGCCAGGTAGTTAGGGGTTGAGCCAGCCAACTTCTTGGGCAAGCTGGCACTCATTTAAGGGGATATTTATGAACAATAAACCAGTAGCGTGGATGAACGCACACACAGGGCATTTATGTAGTGGTGGTTTTTTGATGACCAAAATGCAAGATTACATTCCACTCTACACCCATCCAGCAAAGACACTAACAGATGAGGAAATACTAAATATTGCCCATCAAATTCGTTTAATAGATAGGCAAACTGCTGATGATGGGCATTTATATTTTGCTAGAGCAATACTAAGAAAGGCACAAGAGACATGAAACCTTTAATAGATAGATTGCAAATAGCACAAGGTAACAATAATGCGGATGAGTTAATTCCAGAGGTTATTGAAATGCTTTGCCAGCAACAAGCTGAAATAGAGGTGTTGAAAGCCAAGCTAAAGCAATATCATTTAAAAGAAGATTTAGATAGAAACCTAAATTTAATTTATGGCAAGGAGTTTGTTAAATGAACAATGAACCAGTAGCGTGGATGCTTAAAACAGGTCATGGCACAAAGATTGTAGAGAAGAAGCCTTATTGTGAAGTTGATTATTGGAAACCACTTTACACACAGCCAACAAAGACACTAACAGATGCTGTAGTAAACGAATTGTGGGCAGAATCGCATGAAGATGGGATTGCTATGCAACACGGATTTACTACGCAACAACATTATTTTGCCCATCTAATACTAAGAAAGGCACAATAATGAAATTTTGGAAAAGAAAACAGATGAACGGCAAGACTTTTGAGATTGTGCAGATTTTAGGTGATCTCATCATTGTTAAAGAGTTCAAATAGTGAATGGATCAAACTCCTACGCAGAACGGCAAACCGTTGCTAACAAAGGTGAGGTTCTATTTCAGGAATGGTGTCAATTTAACGGCTATCAAGTCAGTAGGATTGGCTTTGATGAAAAGCATGGAAATGTGGCTAATTTTTTCAATTTGCCTTGTCTTTTACGCAATTTACCTGATTTTGTTATCAGTAGAGGTGATGAAACGATGGTGGTTAATGTCAAAGGAACAGCCAATTTTAAGGAAAAAGAAATAAAGATGATTCCGATGTTTCTGGAATGGTTTAGCAGTAAGAAAGCACCACTGGTTTATGCTTTTTGCTTTGAGGGTTGCGATCCCTTGTTTGTTTATCCAGAGAAAATCATTTATCTGTATGAAAAAGCTACTAATCGCAAATGGAATGATGGAGTGATCTATCGCAACTTAAACTTTATGGAATTACTATGAAAATTACCAAAGACAGGATTGAAAACAAGGTAGAACTTGTTACTGAGTCTGGTTGTTGGATTTGGATGGGAACAACAACAACAAGGGGATACGGTCAAATAGAAAGCGATACCAAAAAATATTATGCTCATAGAGCCTCTTATCAGGCTTTTGTTGGTGAAATTCCTGAAGGCATGAATGTTTGTCATCGTTGCGACAATCGTTTTTGCGTTAATCCAAGTCATTTGTTTTTAGGAACTCAAAAAGACAATCTTCAGGACATGAAACGAAAAGGCAGATCAACAATAGGCGAAAAAAATGCCAGATCTAAGTTAACGGAAAAACAGGTGCAACAAATAAAGAATGGCTTGAGATCTGGTCTTAAAGAAAAATATTTAGCAAATTTATACGGCGTATGCCGTCAATCAATCAACAATATTAAAAATGGAAGGGTTTGGAATCATGTATGACTTATCTAAAGTGAAATTGTTTATCAGTACGCCTATGTACGGAGGCATGTGCGCTGGTTATTACACTCAATCAGTGATGCAAGCTCAAATGGTGTTTTCTCACTACAAAATAAACAGCTCTTTTAGTTTTATGTTCAATGAGAGCCTAATTACCCGTGCCAGGAACGCTTTAACAGCAACTTTTCTCAAAGGTGAATATACGCACCTCATGTTTATAGATGCAGACATCAAGTTCAATCCTCACGACATTGTAAAAATGATTGAGGCTGATAAAGACATTATTTGCGGTATTTACCCTAAAAAAGAGATTAACTGGGATACAGTAAAGAACGCAATGGATGCTGGTGTGCCTAATGATCGTTTAAAGCACCATACAGGCTCTTTTGTGGTCAATTTGGTAGATTACCAAGGAGAAGTCACTGTGCCTGTTGCAGAGCCTGTAGAGATCTTTAATGGCGGTACTGGCTATATGCTGATTAAGCGTGAAGTTTTTGAAAAGTTATCAGATCATGTGCCAACTTACTTTAATGATGTTTTAGACCTTGCTGGCACTGTTGGGCAGCGTGATGAGATTAAAGAGTTCTTTACTACTTCGATTGAGCCTGAAACTCAGCGCTTGTTGTCAGAGGATTACCACTTTTGCCGTATTTGGAGGCAAATTGGCGGTAAGGTTTATGCTGCTCCCTGGTGTGATCTCGCTCATATAGGTACTTACGCTTTTGAAGGTAAATTGATCCCTGCTGGTTAATGTTGCAGTGCAACAATTTAATTTTGTTTGGGGAGGAGAAGCCCCATTCATTCCTAGTACCCAGTGCATCATAGTTTTATGTTTACCCAGATACGCTCATGTAGCCAATACAGGGCTATCTTGGTAAATAGCTCTACAAAGGCAATTGAGAAGGCAAGGGAGGCATGACCAGTGATAATCCAAGACAAAACAAAGGTGTCAAGGCTACCTGTCATGCGCCAAGTAACTGCTTTAGCTAAAGACTTGTAATGAGAGTCGATGATCCTAACCCCTTTTACTTGCTCGCTTGGATCGTTTTGATTTACGCTTTTCTGATAGCGCTATTGCTACCGCTTGTTTTTGCTTTCGACCTTCTCCTATCAGCTTGCGGATGTTTGCTGACACAGTCTTATTTGTTACACCTTTAGCGAGTGGCATTGTTTACCTCATCATATTGTTTGTAACAGGCTTCTAGCGCTGTCCGCAGTCCGTCTGCTCTGGCAGCTTCCCTGTCAAGAAAAGCTGCATCCTCGGCAGAAAGGGACAGCCCAGTTCCACCTTGTCCATTGTTGGCGCTGTACTGACTACGACTGGGTCTTGAGCGCAACTTGATAAGAGCATCAGCAAGCTGATTGTTGATAGCGTTAATTTGAGCATCTTTTTCTCTCCTAATCTGATCGGCTGCCTGTTGATTTTCTTTCTCTTTGGCTGCTATTGCTTGTTCCTGAGCTATCTTTTGAGCTGCTTCTTTCTTTTGATAGCGCCATCCGTTGACAGTCCAGCCAGCAGAAAATGTCAAGACTACTGCAACGATGTAAGCAATCAGTTTGAATTGGATGGAAGCGAACACTTTTCATATTCCTCTTGTCTGCGCTTTAAAAGCCCTGGCTCTACTTTACCGCCAGCAGTATCCCATTTCAACAACTCTTTGCAAGCACCTGCATAGTCCATGCTATTAAGTTTTTTATTAAGGGTTGAGTAGCAGAAAGCAGACACCCCAACATTGTAGGTAAAATCCAAATAAGCATCGTATTCTCCTTGAGAAATAGGCACATGAATACACTTCACCATGCCTTTAGCGTGTTCATCAAGACTTTCTTCTAGCTTGACTAACGCTCTTACGGGATCTGTTT